ATTTTTTATATAAATAATTGGACACACTAGACACATATTATTAATTTGATTAGCAGTTATCTGCTTTTTGCCCGTGTCCGATTAGTGTGTCCGGACGTGTTTGGTGTGTCCAATTATTAGCATATATCAAAATTTATCAATGTATAGGCTTGAATAATTATTTTTACAAACATTTGTGCCTATTAAATAATTGGACACACCTCAAATAATTGGACACACCTACTTTTCGTGATTACGTTTATAGATTGATAGAAGGTCTGTACCTTCCCTTACAAACGCCCTCTGTGGGCCGTAAAGCCTGCCAAACCGTGCTTTACCAGTTCCCTTTGTATAAGGGTTCCATCCTCGCATTGCTTGAAGTATGTCTGTAATCTCCCTAGCCTTTGCGTTCTGCAGGTTCTTCCTGTCACCCTCCATCACTTCACACCATATCTCAAGGGCACACACCCGCTCCCGCTGCACTGAACCACAATGATCGTCATCGCCATAGTTCCTGATATAATCGCGTCTATCAAAGATATCTAGCGACTCCCAATCTTCAGGAAGTAGCATTTCGAGGTATTCTTCAATGAGTCCTACGAGTTCACCACCTTCTGTGTGTGATAATTGGATTCTTAAGGCTTCTTCCTCAAGGTCTCCCTCGAGTACTAACGATTCACCGTTAGACCAGTAATAGTAAGCCTCCGCCCATAATTGGTCGATGTCATCTTGCATTATGTCCCAGGCGTTTTTCTTCTTACGATCTTTGTCGCCTGTGATTGGCCAGAATCGGCGGTTACCTGTACGGTCTTTAAGGAACATCAAATTATTCGTGGAGCCAGCGAATACACACTGGCGAGGGTACTCTTCGGTGCGTCTGCCATAAGGAGAGCGGAACCGGTCAGAGGTACGGCTGATAAAGGCTTTTACAATTTCATTATCGTTCTTGTAGGTAGGTGCCAGTTCGGCGAGTTCATTAATCCATGAACCCTGGATTTGTTCGAGGGCATCTTTTGTCTTAATATCAACCAACGAATTATTGAACCATTTACGGCCTAAGCGTTCTAAGATTAAGGATTTACCTAAGCCCTGCGCACCGTATAATACGATAGCCGTATCGAACTTGATACCGGGCACCATGACACGTGCCACAGCGCCGCACATCCATTTACGCGTAACCGCTCGAATGTATTCAGTATCTTCAGCACCGATGTAGTCGATGAAGAGCGTGTCAACTCTACATTCACCGTCCCAAGTTAGACCTGTTAGGTATTCACGTACAGGATGGAATTTGTTGGCTTGCGTGACTTCCTGGAGAGCATCATCGATAATGCCTTTACCTTTGATAAGGTATTTCGTAGCAAAGTAATTACGTAAGCACGCATCGTCCGTATCGGTCCAGTAAGGGGTTTCATCTTTACCTCTCCACGGTAAGTCGTCGGTTACAACTAACCGGTGTGCGAATTCGTCAAGGCGGATTTTACCTTTTAACGCCGGGTCGTATTTTAGAACAATTAAGCAGTTGAATACATCTGATTCAGGTGTACCACGGCGGTCACGTTTGAGCTTTTCACGGAAGTCTTCTTCCTCGTCCGTGATATCCTCAAACTCCATATCAGCCATACGCTCCTTATCGAGCAGTACAGGCGCGGCGCCGTCTTCATTAACAAAATCAAGCATTGCCTTATAGCTCGGTAGGTCTGTTACTTTGGTGCGCGGATCAGCGTCAGCATCTTCGGCACCAAATAAGTGGATGCGAACAAGGTCAAAGGCATTGACGAGCTTACCGCTGATAGGGTCAGTTGCATGGTTCGAGTAAGCAAACGTGTCATTATCGTAGATAACTAGGCCTGCTACTGAGCTGCCTTCTGTATACGTGTACCGGTCCTCGTGTTGCGTTGGCGCATAGACATCTGGTAGAAACTTATGTATCGCTTCTGTGATACTGTAACATCTACAAAATGCACCCAGTAGGCCTTTTTTCTCTAATGGATTACCTTGCTTTTTCGCTGCATCCAGCCTGATTTGAGATTCTTTACTTGATGTTGGCCAAAGGCTCGTATCACGCCAGTCTCTGTAGGTACTCAAATACGTATCGACTGAAATTAGCTTGCCTTCATTATGTTGGTATACATATTTAACATCTTTAGGGCAACTCGGCCAATACATAAGGCGCTCCGCCTGATGCGTTGAGGAATCGAAAGATTCGATACCAATATCATCGGCGATACGTCTCGAGACTGCTTGGTACTCATCAGGAGACATCACTCTATCGGTCGGAATGATGATGCGGTATCGTGGATTATCAGGGGTATGGCTGTGCGTACTGTATAGCACGTATTCCATATCGCCTAGTTCCAAATCAAGGTTCGAAATAAAATCCTCGCTAGGTGAATCCGCATCAAGGGTAATCAAATATCTTTCTTTGACTTCCCCTCTAACTCGTCTACCATTATTGGGAATATAGCCACCTACGAAACCGCCCACATCTTTCCTCCGGCCCTTTTCGTCCTTAGGCATTTTAACGTATTCAGCTGCCGTTTCGTTAGTGACTGTTGGCGTAGATAATTTGTTGGCCAACGCACTCCAAGTCATTTTCTTAGACTTCCAGCTACGGGCGGAGCGATTTCTGCCCGTAGCTATGATGATATTTGTATCCATATTACATCGCTCCTCCCTTCGCAAATTGGATGTCTCTTATAAATTGTGGTACTTGTAATTTATGCTTTTTAACCCATTGGCATACAGCATAATTGACGTCGTGGTTATCACTAACACATCTGTTGTTTTTTAACTTAGCCTGATGTATTTCAACGAAGTTATCTGTATCCTTGCTAGGATTAACTTCAATACAGGCTACAGGCTTGTCACTCTTATAGACACCTACGATGGCACACGTTCCGGCTTTTACCTTATCGACATAAGTACCAACACAATTATTCAATTGCACGCCTAATCGGATGATGCCGTGCGTTGACTTGATCACATTGAAAGTTAGCCCTTCAACTGAATCTGCTAACTTTTTATGGCGTAAGCTCTGTTGCACTGGTAAGTTTTCGGCTTCTTCAAATTTAGATAAGCACACAATCTCGTCATGCAGGTCTTTAATTTGAATTCGTCTAGCCCAAACTTCTTTCTTTTTGCTTCTTGATAATCTAAGATACATATCAGATGTATCTTTAATTTCGGAATAAGAATCGGCGTTTTTAATGAACAATAGAGTACGCCGCTCACCGTATTGGTGCATCATGATAGATAGGAACTTTGTAAACATAAGCAAGGCCTGTTCGCTATTCCATATTGGCCACGATTGAATATATCCTGTCCCCCCACCTTCCTCTGCTACGAGGTCTGTAAAGGCCTTTTGATAATCCATGCTTTTGAATATCTTGCTGGCCGTCTTAATTACTTTCACATAAAAGAAAGGACGTATTGACAGTAATCTTCGAACCCAGCGCTTATCTGGTAATTCATAAAGCTGTATTAGAGCTTTAATAAATGGTGTACCGGTACTTGTTAACTCAGTAATACTTGAAGTACACACCTTGTCAGAACCGAAAGGCCTAAAATAGGTGTCATAGTCTTTAACTAATGTATCATTAAGAGCGGGCGCATCCGGTGCGTGCATTTTCCAAATTAGGTTATGGAGCAAATTATCAAGGGCCCCATATTTGGCTGATAATAAAACACCCTGCCTAATAGCCTTAACTCTGTAGCCTACTTTTTTAGATAACTTAGTAAAATAGGCTTCCTTTAGCACTTTGGCAAAAGTCTTTAGCTCGTTTTTATGCTCCGCTAATCGACAATTTGGAGTTGTTACAAGCCATCGTAAGGGTAATGACTTTGAATAAAAGCACGATATATTAGGCTCGATTTCAGATACTATATCGGCACGAGTGCGTTTCTTTTGAACCAGGAATACTTTTCCTTGTTTAAAATCAAAACGCAATATGTCGATAAGATGCGGTTTGTATCCGGGGTAAATCGACTGCATATCATTATCGACATACACTGTGTGGTAGTCGAATTTAACGTCTAATATTGATCCCCTATCGATGATTGAAAGTTCAATATCAAGCGGAATATTATCATTACTCGAAACCTCAGCAACACAATCATCATTTGTGTGAATGAGTTCACCACATTGCGGGCAATAAAACTCATTTGACATATAGGGGTCTACGATTTTGCCCATACCGGATGACACGGAAGGCCACAAGCAGGCAAAGGATTGCCCGCAATCTACGTGGTAATGTACAGCAGGTGACCAAGAGTTCACTTGCTTGCGCCGTACTAGGTCATACAGCTTTTTGACTGACAAACTAAATAATACCTTCATAAGGCGCTAACCTCTTTCTTATAACAAATCGTCTAAATCGTCTTCTTCATCAACTACAGGAGCATCTTCAACAGGAAGGACTTCCTCTACAGGAGTTTTCTTTTTAGTAGTACGCTTACGCTTAGGTTTTTCAGCGGGTTGCTCTTCTACTTTAGGAGCGTCATCTACGGCTGGCGTTTCTTCAGTCTTTGCGGGCTCTGCTTTTTTACCGTTGAGTACTTTAAGCCCTAAATCACAAGCAGCGATACAACCTTCGCAGTACGCCATAGCTGCGTCTTTACGTTCGCTAGCAGGTGCGTTTTTTACTAATTCATATAAGCTGTCAATGGCTTCGCGTTGTTGTTTAATTTGTTCTTTGTTAATCATAATGACTTCCTCCTAGTCTTTCATATAATACGGGTTTTCAAACCCCGCTGCATTTAATATAAGGCCCTCATTCCAGGGCTCAGGTTTACACATAATGTCTATGACTTCATCTAAACTACCTTCACCTATAGGTGCTTCAATAACCACCTCGTCATGGATATGGGCTACAATCTTATAACCAGCTTTGGCCAGTCTTAGCATGGATGCGGCCAAGCAATCTCTTGCAACGGCTTGTACAATGTTTTCGACGAGCTTTCCGCCGTAGGTTTCGACTCTGCCCCAGGTATTCTTAACCTGATCCATGCCGTCGTACTCAATCGATTCACTGCCGAACCGGTTAAGGCCTATTCTAGGTCTTGCGTAGGCAAGCCTCCGCCCTGATGGTAACTCAATAAACATAAACCCTTTTGATTTAAAGAATCGAATATTACCTTGCCTAATTCGTACAGGTTCGCCAGTCTTGACGACTTTCTTGGCTGCGGTATCTGCATCTTTCCAAAATCTCGTAATTCGTGGACTGGCTCTTCTCCATGCTTCGATGATACCGGGAAGTTCGGATTCTGGAATTTCCCCTTTTGAGTCCATCGATTTCATGGCCCCTACGCCACCACCATAGCCCAGTGCCAATTCTGCAACCTTACCCTTTTGGCGAAGGTGCCCATTTACGCCGTGCTTCTCGACTGGTACGTGGAACATGCTAGATGCGGAGGCACAGTAGATGTCGCCACCTTGTGCAAATACATCCTGTCGCCACTGCTCGTGAGCGAGCCAGGCAATCACACGGGCTTCAATAGCACTGAAGTCTGCCACTATAAAGCGGTGTCCATCCTCTGCTACGAGAGCCGTACGAATGAGTTGCTTAATCACATCACCAGGGTTTCCATAAAGTAGGTCTAGCAATTCTACATCTCTACTTTTAAGAACTTCCCTGGCTGTGTCTAAATCTTCTAGGTAATTACGAGGGAGGTTCTGTAGTTGCACTACACGCCCCGCCCATCGTCCGCTTCTCATGGCTCCGTAAAACTGAAGCATGCCGTGGATACGGCCATCGGAACATACTGCATTTTTCATGGCCAAGTACTTTTTAATTGACGAGTTGCCCAGGACTTGCCTGTTCTTCAGCACGGTACGCACATCGGAAGGAATATCCTGTGACAGTAGATTTGATACATCATCTTTTCTCATGGTCTCGATCTCATAGCCAAGGCGAGTTGATAACCAATCCTTAAGTTGCAACGTACTATTGGGATTATCTAGCCCTGTTAGTCGTGCCGATGATACGGTGGCCTTTTCCACTATTTCATCGTTACATTGAAGCGCTGCATCGACGAGGTCCATATCTACTTTTACACCTCTCCAGTTAATGGCCTGATCCAATAGCCAATATTCATGTTCAATGGCAGGCGGTTTCAATGAAAGCAGGCGTTTACGAATGGCCTTTTCAACCACTACGTCCTGCCGGTTGTATTCAATAAATTCAGCCCATTTATCCGGCGCATCCTCAGGCATATTCCGTGTCTTAGGATTCGTCTTAGTAGGCTTACGTGGAACGGAAAAGAATTGAATCAATCGTTTACCTCGTGAATCCTTAGCCTCTCCTAATTTCAAAGCCTTGGATACATTATCAAGGCTTGCAGGTAAGCTGCAGTATAACGCTAGCACAGAGGTACATTCCCAATTCGTGTAGTCCGCATCAGGGAAGTACTTTTTTAGGCATAGCATTTCAAACGCTGCATTGAACGCTGTCTTTGTAATTTCCTTATTATACAAAGCGTCCACCACCCTTTCGGGCAGTGGATTCTTTGTCATATCAATTACTTCGACAGGTTCGTTATCAAAGCTATAGGCAAAGAGCAGTATTTCAAATGTTGTATCGTCAACATATCGCTGCGCCCCATATTTAATAGGGCAGGCGCAATAGGTTTCCACATCAATACTGAGCTCCATAATTGCCTCCTTAGATTAAATCGTCGTCATCGTCTAGGTCGCCTAAATCGTCGTCGCCGAAGTCATTAGCAGATACATGTACACCGCCTAGGCGTTCGCCATCTTTGACTTTACGGATACCATTTAGACCAAAGCCTACGCCTTTCTTGCCGTTGAAGTTGTAGGCAAAAACAGAAAGAGCAACTTGTGCATATACACCAGAGTAGATTTCTTCTTCGATATCAAAATCGTCCATCTTGATTTTTTCACGATTAAATACGATAGGTTGCTTATCGCTGTTCGCGTTAATGAAGTATTTACCAGCGTATGTTTCCGGTTGGTCAACTACTGCTTCGTCAGTATCGCCGTCGCGTAAGTTCAATTTGAGGTATGCAGCTTTGCCTTCTACCTTAGCAACTGCTTTCGGATCCGCTTTAAGTTCTTCAATCGCACGTTCGAAAGCTTTGATAGTCTTCTTATCTGTTTTATCGATAATGATTTGGGAACTATATTTTGCTTTGCCGTCGTCGTTTTTACGAGGGGAAGCGATATTTGCATAAGAAAGTCTTACTACACCAGTTGTTAATTTAGCCATGTTACTGTCTCCTTATTTCTTAAATGGGTCATGTTCATAATCAAACCCTATTACTGTATTAAACAATTCATCTAATTCATTTTCGATATCAGAACGTTCATCATCGAGTCGGTCCCACTCCTCATCCTCTAACCAAGGATACTCATATGGGTCTAACTCCTCTTCTTCCGTTTGATATCTAAGTTCTATCGCGTCGCATCTAGCATCTACCGTACAATATCGCGTGTATAAGCTAGTGGCGTAGGCAATAGTAATTTGGTAAAGCTCGTCGAGGTAATGCCCCCGTTCATGAAGCTCTATAGCGATAGCTCGTACGGAAGTCATTTTTCAACCTCCGCCATTAGCTTCGCTACTAGTGCTTCTAGTTTAGAAATACGGCTTTGGGCATCCTTGGCTTCCGATACGTAGTCCGCGCCCTTTCCTGTTTTAAAAGAAACACTTACATTGTATTGATTCTCAGCGCCCAGGGTAGCTCCGAAGCCAAACATGATACGTTCATTAGGCCTAGCGAACACCCCAAGGGCTAATGCGTTGCTGTTACGATAATGGCCATAGCTAATTGAATAGCTGACCTTATCATTTCTGTTGAACTCCAAAGGATGGAGCCCAGCTAATGCTGCGCTAGATGCGCCTAATCGGTTGACGCGTTGGTCTGTTGCGTTGATACGATTGTTAATTTCACCGGCCATGTTGTATTGGCGGTTTTCCAAATTAGTGATGCGCGTTTCGTGATTAGCTGATGTACCTTGAATGGTAGTGATATCAGCCGTATTAGTACGCACCTTTGCACCTAATGTATTAATCTCGTCATAAGCTGCAAAGAGTTGACTACCATTGACCGCGTCCAAGCTGTCAGATTCTACCCTACCCGCACTCACGTTTTGGAGCTGACGGTTATACTGAGCCACACCACCTGCACCTGTGCGAGCTTTGGAACCAAAGGATACCACCGCGCCAGGTTGCTCCCCGGCGAAGATGTGACGTGTACCGTTAAGGTCTACACCGTCAACGCCTACCGCATCATCGGTTACCGCGTTGGTACCGATGGCAACGGAGTTGGCACGATCGGCTATTGTGTTGTTGCCAAAGGCAATGGCGTCAGTTGCTAAGGATTTAGCATGGGTGCCGAACACGAGCGCGCCTTGGCCACTACTTTCAGAATTAGAACCAAACACGAGTTGTTCCTTTTGAGAACCTATTTTGTTGTTGTACCCTACTACGGCGGACTGACCACCGGATACTGTGCCATTGTTGGCCCCAACTGCAACGGAGTTTTCACCAGTCACATTGTTGGAACGGCCAAAAGCCACAGAGCTTTCACCAGATACGAACGCGCCATTACCGATAGCAACGCTATCATATGATGCAGTTCTAGCCTGGTTACCGATAGCAACGGTGTATTCCACCAAGCTTTCAGCGTGAGAGCCAAAGGCGAAGGAGTTACGGCCAGATGCTTTTGCATCGTTGCCACCGGCGAAACCGTTTTCTCCAGTTACAGCATTATTGGTGCCAAACGCCAACGCATTATTTGCGTCGATGTTATTTTGGAAGCCCCATACTGCTGAGCTAGTAGAATTCGTAGATATGGTATTATTTGTACCACCTACCGTATTATTGCTAGTTGCGCCGGCTACATTGACAGCCAGCGCGGAAATCGCGAGTACCGCTGTTACTGTTTTATTCATTGTGTTTATACCTCATCATCAAATTCATTCATCATTGTTTCAACTGTATTAATTGCGGGGCGTTTATCGCTGTCCGGAACAAGTGTCGGCTTGCCTTCGGGCTTGTCGATATACGCCTCTAAGTATTCTGCGATGCCCTTTTTACCAAGAACCTTTTGCAGATTCGTGATACCTTCGAGTTCACGCGGTTTAAAAATGTCTTCTTCCTTGTAGCCATTATCAAGTAATGTTTTAGCCGCTGCCTCAGGATCCGTGATAGTACGTCTTGATGTACCTTCTACTAATTTGTATCCAGGCCATTGCTTTTCGCCTGATAAGGCTTTCTCGTAGGCAAAGTCGTAAACACCTTTAATCCATTTCGTGATTAAATCTTTCATCGCCAGGATGTCAGATACTTCGCTGTCCGTGAGTAATTGATTGAGCTTGCCCCCATCCTTATAAAAAGCAGAAAGGCAAGTATCGGCTAATGCCCGGCAGGTGTGCCTTGCTTTACAAAAGTTACAGTAATCGCAAGGCGTACATTCGCCCTCACCACGAAAGGCACGTTGCGCGATTGGTTTTATTTCTTCGCCCCAATCAAGCAGTTCCTCAAGGGCCATTTCATCGGTAGATATGCTGTCCAGTCTAGGTTGAACGATGGTCATACGGACCGATTTAATGTCATACAGGAACTCGTTTATGTCGTAAGCACCCAACGCGTAGAGCCTCATTTGTGTGTTTTCAATGGCACTCACTGGAACGCCCTTGCCGTACTTCAGGTCAATCACTTCCAGGATGCCGTCCGCTACGATTACCATATCGCCTGTACCAAAGCCATCAGGTACCCACCTAGAGAAGTCGAGCCGTGCTTCAATCATGGCTTCCGCATCAGATGAACGGGCGCGAGCCTCGTTCACCTTTTCTTCGCAGATGTCCACATATCGGTTAACGGCTTCTATCATTTCAGTTGAGTAGTCGTCTAGCTTAGACGCTTTTTTGCCCTCCAGCTTATGCCTGAGGATTGCTTCCGCCAGGTCATGTGCTACAGTACCTTCTGCAGCATAGGGCGATTGCTCATCAGGGAACATCGCTTCTAGTCTTGCTGATGGAGTACATACTAGCCACCTGGCGCTACTTGACGCACCTAGAAGGGCGTGTTTCTTAGCCACGACTAGCCACCCAATCCATGATTTGGATGCGTTGCGCATCCGTAGCGGATGTTACCTTTTCAGCACCGATGCTATCTAAGAAGGCTTTGAATTCGCCTTTTGCTTTCGTTTTATCAGCGGCTTTTGCCATTACATCTTTCACTGCTTCACGAGTTGCTTCAAGGCTAGGAACTTCCACTTTAGGTTCTTCAGCTTTTGCTGGTTCCTCTTTCGCAGACTCTTCTTTAACCGGTTCAACTTTAGGAACAGGTGCTTCTTCTTTAACAGGCTCAGCTTTAGGGGCTTCCTTCTTAGCTGGTTTAACATCATTAGTTGTCCAGTTCGCTGGTTCTACGTCTTTAACAGGAGCGCCTACGATGGATTGGTAAAGATCTTTCACTTCTTGTTCTAATTCAACGGCTTTATCTACGGTAATTTTTAACTCGATCATTGTTTTATTTCCTTTCGGTTTAACGATGTGATATACTCTAAATGGATGTTTTTCTATGTGCCCTTTACGCATTGCCGTGCGTGAGGGCATTTTTTTTGTGCCTAAGCATTGAGTGCAGTATTCTTTGTCAGGGCACGTTGTACAATCTCGCAATTTAACCACCTCCTTATACGCATTTAAGAATCATGCGAATTTCTTGACCTACTAGAAGCCTATCCTTGAACGTATCTTGCGTTCTAAAGTCTTCCATATAGACCTCAAGCATTTCGCGATATATTTGGGCCTTAAACGTTTCAGGGGTATCTACTATCTCCCTGTACGGTTTAAGGATTTTAACTGGTGAACCAAAGGTGTAATCAATGAATCCGCGTATCTTCAATTTTGCTTTGATGTTACGGACCTTATCATTTGACCACCCTAGCAAAGCCATTACTTCTTCATTCGTTTGTACGCTACTTTCGTTGTAGGCGTTATACAAAATTTCTTGTTCTGTCATTTCTGTTTCCTCTGTTTTACGGGTTGATGTATTTCTTTACATTTTTTACATATGGCACGGGGCGCGCCGGTTGTAAAACTCCAATACTGGTAGGGGCCTTTTAGCCTCTTATTGCATCTCGCACAGCGTTGAGTTCTCATACGTACTACCCTTAAAATCTATAATAGGTAGAGCTTTGTAGCCGACGGCTACGCATTAATTTACGGCGCAATCGTCTGACCTCAATTCTGTACTCAGATACCATCCAAGCCATGACCCCGCTTAATACTTGAAACAGTGCTTGTGTAAAGCTAATGCGGTCGAGTTCTAAACTGCCTACCGTACCAATTATCATCAGTAGGCCGATTCCTTTAAGCAGCCCGTTCATACGATGTGCGCCTCCTTAAATGCTTCATTAATCTTCTCTTCCGGCCAGCCTAGCGTGTTGGCCAAGTAGAACCGGAACCCTTCTCTATCAATTGAAAAGGTGCGGCCCTTTTTGCCTTCCGTTTGCCAGCACTGTGCAAAGGGGAACTTATCTCTTGCGATACATTCGCGTATCGCAGTCATGGTTCTTCCCAATACCGTGGCCATCTGGCACACGGCAATTGTTTTAGTTATCATAAGTAACTCCTTCCTACCAGTGATAAGCAGTGATTGCTGCCACTATGATGATAAAAATACTAACAGCCGCAGCTAAGCTAAGCGTTAGCATCCAAAGACAGATGCTTATAACGGCTTGTATGTCACGCTTTTGCATTGTACTTACCTCCATTCACGGTCTATCGAATTTCGGGTTGTAGTAGTCGGTTTCCCAGAAATCGTTGGACTCGTCTCGACTAACTCCTAGTGCATCACAAATATCACCAATAGTTGATAATCGTACTGATTTGCCTGCAAGAGCACGATTTAACGTATCTCTTGAAATCTCCGCTGTCCGAATTAGGTCAGCTTTTGACATGTTGAGTTCTTGCATACGTTCGCGAATCGCTTCGCCGTACATTCTTGTTGTGAATTCTTTTTGTTTCATTGCTAAAACCTCCATTGATTATGCACTTATTTAGCTATATAATAGTAAAAAAAGTAACTTTTCAAATTTTATGAAGTTTACACAAAATGACTTATTAAGTTACATCATTTGCAAAAAAAATTGGTACCGGATCGGATATATCAAGTAGACTTATCATCATTTCAATTTCATCTGACCCGAACACGCCTTTTTTTAATTTCAACGAAAATGTTTTAGGCGTCATACTCAACTTTTCTGCGACATCTTTTTGTGTCAGACCTTTAGACACAATCAGCCCTTTTAACTTGTTAGAGTTAACCACTTTTAGCACCACCTTTCTTTTCTTTCTACACATATGCTACCACTTAGGACGTATCCTGTAAAGATATTTTTGTAACTTTTGTTTACATTTTTGTTGATTTAAAAGTTATTTTATGTTATCATTAATTTACATTT